TTTGACAACAAGCGGCACATGGCAGACGAAATGATTATTCTATAAATCTGTTAGAGAACATAATTTTGTTATAAACAAAATGTTGTTATAAAGTATAGTTACGTGTAAAAATTATTATATTATTAAAAAATATAATTACGTGTTTTTAGCGTTATATGTTTTTTTAAATGTAAAAAACGGCGCCTAAGCACCGTTAATTGTTATATTGTTGTATATACACGACATTATTTTGTCGTATTTAAAAAAGTTATTTTGTACGCTGTAGAATCATTAGAATCTTCTACTTGTATATTTGCGCTGCAACCAGTTTTATTAATAACTGACCAAACCGCGTTTAATATTTCGTGTCTAATAACTGGGGATTGATTTTTATTTTGCGTCTTTATAGTACGTAATTGCATTTTTATATCCTTTTTTTAATAACATTTTTGGATTGTACCCGAGCTATTCATCGCTCAGGTATTCGTCGTTGTCATAGTAATTACAAGGCTCGTCGTCGTCTTCAAAAAAGATATCTTCGTCGCCGTGCCATAATTCCATGCTGCTACATAAGTCCATTTTTAAACCCCCAATTATTGCATTCTGTTTTTACATGTAAAAAATGTTTTAAAAGTTTTTCTATGCATTCTATTTTTTTATCTGCATCTAAAAAAGGAACATCATTAGAATGTAAAATATTTTCTACACTTTCTATAAAAAGATTTTGTATAAATTCTGTGTTCATATATGTATATCCTTATGTTAAAATGCGTATAGCGACTAATCCGAGTACGTAAATGTATATTATTGCTACACTACATACTATCCACGATAATTTTTCTTTTGTATAATCAATTGATGCTTGCAATTCATCTTTTGTTTTTTCGTGCGTTTTTTTTATTTCGCGCTCTAAAGATTCAATGGATTTTTTTAAATCTTTAATTACTTTGTCATTTATAATCATAATTTTTCCTTGTTGTTGTTAGTTAAATAAAGGGGTTACGCTATAACCCCTTTTTATTGTTATTTAGTATTTTGTTACGCAATTCTTTAATTTCTTCTCTAACTTTACAAATTTCTTTTTTTATAAATTTTATTTTATGAGATAATGACGTATCGTCAAATTCTTGTTGCGTATATGTTTTTTGTTGCATTGTATTCTCCATTTTTTACAGATGCTTAATTGCTTCTGTTTATGTGTGTAGTATATATAACTTTTATTTTTTATGCAATATATTTTTGTGTATAAATAAAAAAAACATGCATATTTTTTTTATTGTGTTTATATAATTATTTTTGTAATATATATAGTATATGTATAAAAAGGATATTACATGTCAGATACTAAAGTGATACGATGTACAGTATGTCGTGGAAAAAAAGTTATTATGTGTTTGGGAATGATGTTAAAAAAATGTACTGCATGCAGCGGAGCTGGAAATATATTAAAACAAGAGATGAAAAGTGAAAATACGCAAGACGATACGACTGATGAACTTATTAAAAAAGTTAGACGATCACGCAAAAACGAAATATAAACAATATGCATTTTTAGCTTTTGCGCAATTTATAACAATAATATTGTCTTTTTTTTCTACTTATTACATATATCATCAGTATTTTACATTAAAAGAAAATTACGAATTTTTAACAACAGATTACGAAGATTGCGTTAGAGTAGAAAACGATATTAATGATTTACATATACAAGCAGATAAAGAGATTGGAGTACAAAATGGACAATAAAAAAAATAGACCGGGACACCCCACTTTGTATACTGAAGAACTTGCAAATAAAATTTGTGCTGCTATAGCATCAAATCCCATTAGTTTGCGTCGTATATGTGAAGAAAACCCTGATTTTCCCGACGAAAAAACGATATGGAGTTGGTTATCAAAAGTACCGGGATTCGTAGACAAATACGCATTAGCAAAGCATCAACAGATGAATTGTATGTCAGATAGTATATTAGATGACATAGAAAAAATACACAAATACATAGACGATCATGGAAATGAACGTCATGACCCGGGTTTTATTGTACATCAACGTTTGCGCATTGACACTAAAAAATGGTTTGCTTCAAAATTAATGCCAAAACTGTACGGCGATCGCAGTCACACAGAATCAACACTTACAGTAAAAACGCACGAACAGACTATTGACGATTTAGCATAAAATGAACGAATTAGAGATACGTAAATTATTGAAAGAAAATTTTCAGCATTACGCATCGCGTTGTTTAAAAATACGAACAAAATCCGGGTCTATAGAATCATTTACACTTAATAAAGCACAAATGTATATGCATCAACGCATCGAGCATCAGCGTGCAATGACGGGAAAAGTTCGCGCAATTATATTGAAGGGTAGACAGCAAGGATGCAGTACGTACGTCGGCGGCCGGTTTTATCACAAAGTAACATACAATCGCGGAACACAAGCTTTTATATTAACGCACGCGTTAGATGCAACGCAAAATCTTTACAAAATGGCGCAACGATTTTATGAAAATACGCCAACTGTTGTGCGACCTGCAGTAACAACTAGTAACGCAAAAGAACTTATTTTTGGCGTATTGGATAGCGGATATAAGCTTGGAACTGCAGAAAATAAATCGGTTGGAAGAAGCGCAACAGTTCAATTATTACATGGCAGCGAAGTGGCATTTTGGGCAAATGCTAGCGAACATGCTAAAGGAATTATGCAAGCTGTTCCAAATGTTGCTAATACTGAAATTATATTAGAATCAACCGCGCGCGGCATCGGTAATTATTTTCATGAGCAATGGCAGCTAGCGGAAGCAGGAATTTCTGATTTTATTGCTATTTTTGTACCGTGGTTTTGGCAAGATGAATATAAACGTGACATATTGATAGAATCAGAACAGTTGGTGCGCACAGGCGATTATTCAGTACTAACACCCGAAGAAATGGATTTAAAGCGACTGTACGCATTAACTGATCAACAATTATACTGGCGCAGATATAAAATTATTGAACTATCTGCAAATGGGCAGGATGGCGCTAAAGCTTTTAAACAAGAATACCCTTGCACGCCCGTAGAAGCTTTTATTTCTAGCGGCGAAGATACTTTTATAACTAACGATTTAGTAGCAAAAGCTAGAAAATGTCAAGATGCAGAAAAATATGGAAAATTGATTGTTGGCGTTGACCCTGCACGGTTTGGCGATGACAGAACATCAATTATTCGACGACAAGGACGTGTGGCATATAATTTACAAAGCTATACAAAAAAAGATACAATGCAAGTTGCAGGATTGGTGCATCAAATTATAATTGATGAACAGCCGTACAAAGTTTGTATTGATGTCGGCGGACTTGGTGCTGGCGTTATAGACAGACTTTTCGAGCTCGGATATCGCGATATAGTTATTCCGATTAATTTTGGTTCAAGTGCATTTGACGGAAAAAAATATAGTAATAAACGCGCTGAGATGTGGGGCCTATGCAAACAGTGGCTTATTGATGAGCCCTGTTTAATTCCGGATTCTGAAAGTTTACATGCTGATTTGTGTAGTGTAAAATACGATTATAATTCTAATAACGAATTAGTTATAGAATCAAAAAAAATTATGAAAAAACGCGGAATTCGATCAAGCGATGAAGCAGATGCATTATGTTTGACTTTTGCAATACCCACAAAAATGTTAGAAACAACAACAACAAATGGCACGGCAGCTAAAATAATGCGCGCACAAAAAAACGCGCAAATTGCAAGGAAGTTTTATAATGAGCAAACGCGATTCTGAGTATTACTCAAAAGAAAATCATCACAAAATAAAAGAAAACATTTCTTCAGCTTACGTTTATTTTCAAGATAATTACAAACGTTTTAGAGAATTTAGAAATTTTGTTTTTAACACAAGCATCACAGATAATCAACGCGCTATTCTTAATCAACTTCAAAAACCAGTCATTGAATCAAATATATTAGAATGTTATATTAGTAGATTGCTCGGCGAATTTAGCAAACATGAGCCGTCTATACAAATTACGCCAAGCGAAGGCGTGCCTGTTGACGAACAAACATTAGATTTAGTTGAAGGTCATATTAGACATATTGTATACGAAGCAAATAAAAATAGTATGTCGTATGAAGTATACAAAGATTTGTTGTCCGGAGGATTTTCCGTAATCAAAGTGTGGACTGATTATGCAAGCCCGATGTCTTTTAAACAAAGCATAAAAACTGGGCGCGTGTTTGATCCGACGTTATGCGGTTTTGACCCCGTTGCACGATTTAGTCATAAAGCCGATGGACAGTATTGCTTTGAAATATTTCCCATGACTGAAGAAGATTTTAAGCGTGAATTTCCGGACGCAAATCATAATCAAATAGATTCATTGCGAAGTTTAGAAGAATTTCAATGGTTTTACAAAAACGATAAAAAACAAAAATTTATTTTAGTTGCTGATTATTTTGAGAAAAAGAAAAAGAAAAAAACAATTGTTGAGCTAGCTGACGGCAAGATTATGACGTTGCAACGCTATAAACAGTTAGAAGCGTTTTGGAAAGAGCAAGAAATGCTCGGTACTATTATAGAGCAAATGCCGATCATTAAAAATAAACGTAAAACTATTATTGAAACAATATGTAGATATAAATTAAACGGCGCTGAAATATTAGATTACGAAGAAACGGATTATAGTTATTTACCATTGATTTTTGTTGATGGAAATTCAATTGATTTAACGCACGGAAATAGTGCAAGCTCATCGTATCAAATGACGCGACCTTATGTTTATCAAGCCAAGGGAATTCAACAACTTAAAAACTTTTCTATGCAATGTTTAGCTAATTATTTAGAAAATATTGTACAGCATAAATTTATTATAAAAAAAGAAGCAATTCCTCAGGAAGAAGATTATCTTGATGCATTGAACGACATTCAGCACATGAATACAATTGTAGTAAATGCATATTGTGATAATGAACCCGATAAACCGATACCCGAGCCTATACGAGAAGTAGTAAACGTTCCTGCACCTCCTGAAGTAATGGCTGCTTTTCAAGTTGCAGATTCTACAACGCAAACAGTTCTAGGAAGTTATGCAAGCAATTTGGGTAAAAATGATAATGATTTATCAGGAAAAGCAGTTATTGAATCATCATCGGTCGGAAATTCTGCGTCAATGCCGTACGTAATCGGGTATTTAGCAGCATGGACGCAATTGGGATGCGTGATCGTGGATTTAATGCCAAAATATTACAAAGGCATACGTGATTTACCGGTGGTTAGTAAAAAAGGGGAGCCAAATTATCAGCGTGTAAACGATACAAACAATGAAAATTCACCGATGCTTAATTATGAAGACAGAGCAATTAAAGTTAATATAGAAGCAGG